TGAGCAATGGGCGGGTGGTTGTGATACTCAACGAGGACCTGCTGATCCTGAGCGAGGCACGGGTGGGCGTGCGCGGGGTCGACGTTCGGTTGGGTCAGATCCCGATGGTCATCGCGGCGCTCATCGCCGATGAGCTGAGTAAGAACTGGCGGAAGGGTCGCGAGCATGGCGTGGGCGTGAAGTATTTCCCGCGCATGATCAAGGTGATCCGGGACTTATCTCCCGATCTGGTTTACGGCTACGTGATGGGCGAACTTCTGGCGGCTATTGGGCAGGCGCAGGGCAGCAAGTCATGAGCGAGCACGTCCAGTTCAAGGACCTTGAGCGGCGCAAGATCGTGTGCGCCAAGTGCGGCACGACGTGGCCGTGCGGGCCGAAACAACAGGAGATTCTGGCGAAGATCAGACTGGAGGCAAACAAGGCATGACGGTCGCTGAAGACAACAACACCCAGGCCCTTGCCGCGCTCGCGAAGGTCGAGACGCCGGTCGCCGGCCTGGACGTGCAGACGCTGGGCCGGGTGCTCATCCAATCGGGCTACTTTCAGGACACCAAGCAAATCTCGCAGGCCATCGTGAAAGTGCTGGCCGGCCAGGAGATCGGGCTGGGTCCGATCGCGGCGATGCAGGGCGTGTACCTGGTCAAGGGACGCGTGACGTACTCGGCCAATGTCATCGCCTCGAGCATCCAGCGCAGCGGCCGCTACCGCTACCGCGTGGCGAAGCTCGACAAGTCCGGCTGCACGCTGCAGTTCTACGAGCGCTGGAGTGGCGGCAAGTGGGAATCGGTGGGTGACTCGACGTTCACCCTCGAGGACGCCAAACAGGCTGGTCTGCTGAACGGGACGTACGCGCAGTATCCGCGCAACATGCTCTTCGCGCGGGCGCTGACCAATGGCGCGCGTTGGTATTGCCCGGATGTGTTCAACGGCGTGGTGGCGTACACGCCGGACGAGTTCGGTGCGACGGTCGACGACGACGGCGAGGTGATCGAGATTCCCGCGGCGCCGCCGATGTCGCGGGAGGAGGTGCACCAGAACGCCGCAAAGTACCAGCAGATCCACGGCGATGACGGCACACCCGACCGCGTGCAAGCGCTGCTCATCCAGAACGCGAAGCTGCAGCAACGCGCGGCCGACCTGCACATCCCCGGCTTACGCCAGTTCAACGCGCAATCAAACTGGCCAGTTGAGAACATCAAGTCGGCCAATGCGGAGGTGGCCGAGCGCATTCGGGAGCGCGAGGAGGAGCTCGACGCACTCCAGCGCGGAGTCCTCCAGACCCAGGGGCAGGTGGAACTGCCGGCGTGACACGCACCCTGCTGCGCAACGACGTGATTGGCGACGAGGCGGAAGCGCTGTTTCGGCGGCGCGTCATCAAGTTCGCCAAGTTGCGCGGCTGGCTGGTGTTCTACACCGCGGACAGTGTCGGCTCGGCACCGGGTGAGTTCGACTTGCGTCTGTACCGGCCGCCACGGGTCATCCACGCGGAGCTCAAGTCGGAGCACGGCCATTTGAGCCAGGACCAGAAGCGGGTGCGAGTGATCTACGAAGCCTGTCCGGGGCTGGAAACCTGCGTCTGGAAGCCGAGTGCCTGGCTGGACATTGAGCAGGTGTTGATGTGAGCGAGGACAGCGAACTGTTGGCGCGACAACTGGTGCAGCTCGACCGGGCGATCACGCGTGCGGCGAAGACCAAACAGTTCTGGGAAGCGTACGAGCTCGAGCAGGCGCGTGCGCACCTGGTCGAATTGCGGAGCGCCGTGCTGCGCAAAGAGTGGGCCGAACGGAAAGCCGCGGTCTGAGATGGCGTGGATCGAGTCGCACCAGGAGCTCGGGCGTCACCCGAAGACGTTGCGACTGGCGGTGGAGCTCAAGTGCAGCGTGCCGTGTGCGGTTGGCTACGTGCACTTTCTGTGGTGGTGGGCACTCGATTACGCGCCGGATGGGCTGGTGGTGGCGGCGAACAAGCCGCTGGTGGCGCAGGCATGCTTGTGGATGCGCAAACCGGAGCTGTTCTGGACGGCACTGGAGACGTCGGGATTCGTGGAGCCGGCGGAGGAACCAGGGGTGGTGCGCATCCACGATTGGACGGACTACTCCGGGAAATTGAAGACCCAGCGCGCGCTCCGGAAAGAATCCAACCGGCGCGCGCAACAACGTCGTCGTCAGCAGAAAGTCAGCGCTGATGTCAGCGTGGTGTCAGCACCGAATCAGCAGCCTACAGTACAGAACACTACAGTACAGAACAGTAGCCCCCCCCTACCCCCCCTATCCGTCAGCACTGACGCAGCGACGGAGACGCAGTGCCCGATGGGGCCCCACACGTTCCGGGGGGCATACGCCGAGCATCTCGCGACTGACCCGCGTCACCAGGTCAAGCGACGAGATCCAAGTCCTCCCAGCGCTGATGACACGAATCACATGGCGAAATCAGATCACATGGCAGCATCAGCGTGACTAAGCGGCGCATCGAACTCGAGCCACGCTGGCACATGCACCAGACCCACGAACGCACCATCTGCAGCACCCCCGGCTGCTACACGTTCGTCGTCGATCGCATCGGCCACTTGTGCCTGGCCTGCCGGCTCGACTTCAACGTCCCGCCGCCTCGCCTGGGCCGACCACCGAACCCCCGAACCGCCCCATGACCGCCCTCCCCATGCACGTACAAAGCCCCATGCAGCAACGCCTGTGTGGCCGCAAGACCCGCGGCGGATCGGGCACCTGCCACAACCCGCCGATGCGCGGCCAGACGGTCTGTCGCATGCATGGCGGCGCGAATCCGCAGGCCAAGCTCAAGGCCGAGCAACGCCTGGCCCTGATGGTCGATCCGGTGCTCACCGAGCTGTACCGCATCGCCCTCGCCGGCGAGACCGACGGCGTGCGTCTGGCCGCCGGCAAGGACCTGCTCGATCGCGCCGGGCTCAAGCCCACCGAACGCATCCAAGCCGACCAGGAAGTGACCATCCGCATCCTGCGCGAAGAACAGCCGATCATCCTCGAGAAGTCCTACCGTGCTCTCACCAACGGCCGAGCGGACGATTAGACTGCCGCGCCTGCACCCGGCGCAGGCGCAGATCAAGACTGAAGCGCGCCGCTTCAACGTGGTCGCGCTCGGCCGTCGCGCCGGCAAGAGTAAGCTCGCCCAGGACCTGCTCGTCGACTGCGCGCTCGAGCGGCAACCCGGCGGCTATTTCGCGCCAACGTACAAGCTGCTCGAAGAGTTCTGGCGCGAGCTCAAAGTCGTGCTGACCGAGGTCATTCGCGACAAGAGCGAGCAAGAGCATCGGCTCGAGCTGTACGGCGGCGGCGTGATCGAGTGCTGGAGTACCGATACCGGCGATCCCGCGCGCGGCCGCCGCTACGGCCTGGTGGTCGTCGACGAGGCGTCCATGGTGCCGCATCTGGCCGACGTGTGGGGCCAGGCAATCCGGCCGACGCTGGCCGACTACCAGGGCACGGGCTGGTTCATGTCCACGCCGCGCGGCCTGAACGATTTCTACCAACTCTTCAGCCGTGGCCAGGACCCGCTCGAGCAGCAATGGGGGAGCTGGCAGATGCCGACCAGCGTCAACCCGTACATCGCGCCCCAGGAGATCGAGGCCGCACGCGACGAACTCCCGGACCGCGTGTTCGCGCAGGAGTACCTGGCGCAATTCCTGAGTCTAGACGGCGCCGGCGTGTTCCGCGGCGTGCATGCCGTCGCCCGCTTGAAGCCGCGCCGGCCTGAGCCGCATCACACGTACGTGTTCGGCGTGGACTGGGGCCGCACCAACGATTTCACGGTCATCAGTGTGATCGACGCGAGTACCCAGGAGCAGGTGCTGCTCGACCGCTTCTCCAACATCGAGTACGAGTTCCAGACCGAGCGCCTGCACCGCCTCGCCGCGGCCTACAAGCCGCGCACCATCGTCGCCGAGTCGAACGCGATGGGCACGCCGATCATCGAACGCTTGCAGCGGGGCTACGTGCTGCTCGACGGGACCAAACGGCCACCTTTGCCGATCTGGTCGTTCACGACCACCAACGCCACGAAGGCGGCGGCCATTATCGACCTGAGCGTGGCAATCGAAGACGGCGCGTTGACCTTGCTCGACGACGCCGTGCAGACGGCGGAACTGCTGGCGTACGAGAGCACGGTCTTGCCGAGTGGGTTGCTGCGCTACGCGGCGCCGCAGGGTGGGCATGACGACACGGTGAGTGCGCTGTCACTCGCGTTTGCTGGCGCGAAAAGCTCGCCCGAGGCGAGTCGCTCGCGGTATGTGTTCGGCCGCTGATGTTTCAAGAGCCAAGCGTGCAGGAGCACATTGATCGGATCGAGCAGGCGCTCAAGGACGTGCAAGTTGAACTAGCCGGGATGCGCGCGGACCTGGCTGCTTGGCGCGCCGAAACGCCCGATCACTTGATCGAACGCATTCTGGACGTGCTGGAGAAACTCGAATGAGTGATTCGCCGCTCGTGCATGTGCCGCGCTGGATCACGGCGCTCAGCGAGCCCCGGCCCCAGCAACGACCAGGCCACACGCTCAGCGTCGAACGCTGGAACATCCCATCCGAGCTCCGACTGCACGATGCCTGGGCGGTCTGGAAGTACCGCGCCGACGCCAACGGGCGCATCAGCAAGCCGCCCTACCAGCCCGACGGGACGAAAGCCGAAGCGTCCGAGCCCGAGACGTGGTCCACGTTCGACGACGCGTACGACGCCTACCGCCACGGCGGCTGGGACGGCGTGAGCTTCGCGCTCAGCCCGCGCTGGGGCCTGGTCGGCATCGACCTGGACCACGTGAGCGAGCACCGCACCGAAGCCAACGCCATCGTGCGCGCCCTGAACAGCTACACCGAGCGCTCGCCAGGTGGTGACGGGCTGCGCATCTTCGTCAAGGGCTCGCTGCCGTATGGGCGCCGGCGCCGGGACTGGGTCGAGGCGTACGTCACGCGTCGGTTTCTCACGGTCACCGGCCAGAAGGTCGAGGGCTCGCCGAGCACGATCGCGGCGAACGCGGCCGGCCTCGAGCGGGTGTTCTGGCAGTGGCTGGGCACCGACGCCGAGTCGATCAAGCGCAGCATGCGCGCGTGACCGTTGTGCGTTTGCACCATGCGCTTTGTGTGCTCGCCACAACAACGCGCTACACTCGCGCCTGATGTGACCGCGGCGTTTGACCTGCGCTTCGAGCATCCTGAGCATGACGGTCGTGCGGCCGACGAGATGGTGTGCGCCCAGGCTGACTGTGGGCGCGAAGCACAGGCATGGTGCCCGC